ATGAAGAAATTTTTAAAAATTTTAGTTTTTCTTATAATTCTCGGAGCTGTAGCAGTTTATCTTGAGTTTTCAGGATATGTATATCATAATGACATTATTGCCAAAGTATTGCGTTATAATGTTGAAGGGCTGGATGTTTCACATCATCAGATAAGAATAAACTGGAAAAAAGTAGATAAAAAATATAAATTTATTATTATGAAAGCTACTGAAGGAAAAGATTTTTTGGATAGTGATTTTCTTTATAACTGGAATAATGCAAGATTAAATGGATTTACAGTAGGAGCTTACCACTTCTTTTCAATGCTTAGCAGTGGAGCGGCACAGGCAGATTACTATATAAGCATGGTACCTGATTCAGATAAGGCGCTTCCACCAGTAATTGATTTAGAAATACCAGTTAAGTACCCTAAAAATAAAGTCTTAAAAGAATTGAAGGATATGATAGAGAAACTGGAAAGGCATTATAAAAAAAGAGTCATAATATATGTGACATATCATACATATAATGCATATATAAAAGGAGAATTCCCTAATAATAAGTTATGGATAAGAGATATAAAATTTATTCCTGAACTTGATGAAGATGATAGATGGATTATATGGCAGGTTTCAAATAAGGGAAGAATAACAGGAATTCAAGGATTTACTGATAAAAATGTTCTGAGAAACGGAACAGTTGAAGAGCTTATTGAAAACAGTAAAATAAAATCTGAAAAGTATGAAAAAAATTAAAAGTAAGAATAAGATGATTTTAAACAAAAAAATTAAATAATATTGCAATTTTAGGTAAAACGTAAAAATCAGTTTTTATTTTCAGATAAAATCTGTAGAACCCTTTATTATTAGTATTCTTTGAATTCATGTAATTTTAATAATCATGAAAAATTATCAAAAATTTTAACGGTAATATACAAGTAATATACAAAAATTATATACATTTAAGTGTTATTTATAATATAAAAATACCAGGTAATTTTAATCCTGGTATTTTAATTTATCTTTTCCATCTCTTTTCTCATTTCCTCAATATTTGTGTGAGTGTACTTCTTTGTCATATTAATGTTAGTATGCCCTATTATTCCAGTAATTGCGGTTTCGTTATTGGATACGTTGCTTATCAGCGTGGCAAAGGTGTGCCTTGTATCATGTACCGTATGCTCCATTCCCAGCTGTTCCATTATCTTCACGAATTCATTCTGCCTGAAATTATTGTAGATATATGCTCCTGCTTCCTTTTTATTAGGTATCAGATAATCAGTTTTATTCCCCATCCTTTTTATTATAAGGGGGAGTATTTTGGGGTGTATCGGTATGATCCTGTTCTTTCCTGCATCAGTCTTGCTGCCCCCTGTAATTGTGTTATTTTCAAGGTTTACATTTTTCTTTTTAAGCTTCAGCAGTTCGTTTATCCTCATTCCGGTGTATATGAGTATTAAAATCGCATCAGCATAATCCAGTACTTTAACGTTATCCCATAACAACGCTATTTCTCCATCTGTAAATACTTTACGTTCTATGACATTCTTATGCTTTGGCATCACAATAAAATCAGTATAGTTCTTCTCAATAACATCAATCTTCATGGCATATTTGAACAGTGAGCTTATGACGGATTTTGTCTGTCTGATTGTTCCGGTTGACACTTTTTCAGTCATGCTGTCAACAAGGTTCTGCATATGTACGGTCTTTATATCCGCCATTTTCATATTTAACAGAGGTGTCAGATGGGTATATGCACTTCGGTATGCTTCCATTCTGCCTTCCCCTACCTTCCCTTTCTGAGTTTTCACGTACCTGTCATATATGTCCTGCATGGTCAAATTTTTAAGGTCGATGTCATAAGGATTAGCACTGTACAGGGATAGCTCCTGCATCGCTTCTTTTCTTGTCTCGTAGTAGCCTAAATACTTATATATCTGTTTCCCTTCGTCCGTATAACCTGCGGTAATTCTTACAGCAAAAGGTCTTCTCCTCTTGCCTGATAACTTGATAACACTTCCGTATCCGTTTGGATTTTTCATTAAAAAATCACACTCCTTGCATAATTTAAAGTTGTGTGATATACTTAATACTGGTTAGAGTATGTCGTGTATATCACACATATTTTCAAGGTCCTGTTGGTCGCAGGGCCTTTTTATTTAGATTTATTATCTCGAGATTTCCTATTTTTATAGATTTACTGTCTCGAGATTTCCTGATATTAACGGAAATTTTTTGCTAACAGCATTTGATAGGATTTCCACTCTGAGGCGGCATACTTCATAGCATTTTCGGCCTCATAAAGTTTTTTAGGTGAGTTATCGTCCAACCATTTCATCAATTCTTTGGTCGCCATTCGTTTCGCCGAATATGCATTGTTAGCCTGCTTTAAAATTTCTTCACATTTTTCATCGAATACGCTGTCTCCGGTGGTATTACATTTTATATCTCTCAGCTTAGACCATATATTAATTAAAGTATCTTCTGACTTTCGGGCGTTTGAATAAGATTCATACTTGTTTGATTGAGCTAAACTTTCAGATAAAGCATTCCAACTTGGTAAATGGTAATCCTCTAATTTAATTAACTCTTCGTAAATTCTTCTTTTTTCAGAAGCCGTGTCTACTTTTGGTCTTTCTTTTATCTGTTTTTCTGCTGTGGTAGAGTTACTCGTATTTCCGCTTCCAACTGAGATTAAAATCGCAATTAAAGTGAGTACGGCAAATAAAGTAACCATTCCGGCTGCATACGGATTAATTTTTGCTTTTTCTATCAGATCTAGCCAAAATTTTTTACCCCAATCTTTATTTCCTTCATCTTTATTACTCTCCATAAAATCACTCCTTTTATTTATAAATATTTTTTAAGTTCATTCAATAGACTTATGTCAAAGTTGGTCAAATCTTCGTCGTTTATCTCTTCAGAAAAAATGATTGTCGCATCGAATTCATTTGCTTCTGTTTCCAGCTTATTCACTCCAAAAAGGTAGTTTTCCTTCATGAACACAGCCTCCTTAAAAGTCTGTTGCGAATGTCCGAGTTCATGTCCGCAGACTATTTTCTGCGAAAATTTAGGTATGTTACTGTTAATAAAAATAGTTTTCACCCCGTCAATACACGTGTATAAGCCGAGCCACGCTTTAAAATCCAGATATATTATTTGAATTCCTTCACGTTCGGCAATTTTAAAAGGGTCAGTTGTCCCGTGTTCCTCCATAAGCTTTTCTGCAATTTTCTTAAAACTCCTTTTTGCCATAAATCAATCACCTATTTTTTATTTTCTCTCTTCTTAATTAATAAATCGACTACCGCCTGTTTAAACAAAGCCATGTCATGTTCTTCGTCCACATCATTGAAGAACAGTTGCTTGTTCACTCCTGTAACTCTGTTAAACTCTTCAAGCTCCGTTGCAGTCAGAACAGAAGTGTCAACGAAATAAGGATTGAAAGTTTCCTTCTTTTCTTTAGGTTCTTCAAGACCCATTATAAAATTTGGTTTAACTTTTAACACTTCTGAAAGTTTTAAAATTCTATCTCTTCTCATGTTTACTATTTCCCCTGATTCCCAACGAGATACGGTTGCCTTGCTTACACCAACATAATCCGCTACCTTTTCTAATGTTAATCCTAACTCAAGACGTCTTCGTTTTATTTTTTCATGTATTTCCATAATACATCCTCCAAAATATTTTATGCATTGTAATTATACATCTATTTTTGCAAAAATGCAACAATTTTTATGAAAAATTAGAAAAAAGTTGCGAAAACGTATTGACATAAAAAAAATTATGTGGTATATTAATTTCAGAAAGTTACGTAAACGTAAAAAAGAAATGAGGTGATATGAAATGAATCGAAATCTTTTAGAAGCTAAGCTTAAAGAAAAAGGGTCTAACGTAGCAGAAATTTCTAAAATTATCGGGGTGGAGCCTTCGACATTTTATAGGAAATTATCTGGACAAAGTGACTTTTTTCGGAAAGAGATAGAAAAAATAGTCAAGCATTTAGATCTGTCCATAGATGAAATGGAAAGAATTTTTTTTGGACTTTAAGTTACGTAAATGCAACTAATAATAGGAATCCAACATTGAAGAAAGTGAGGTGTAATAAAAAATATGAGTAATGGAAATATCTTCAGACAACTTCCGAAAAATTTTAAACTTCCTGAATACCTGTCTGATGAACAGAAAGAAAAAATCATAAATGCCATAAAAAGGAACATTCCCATAATTATAACAGGATTGCAAGGAAAAACCGGAAAATCTTATCTAAAAGATTATCTAAATAGTTTTGGTGTCATCGCATATGAATTATGGGAATGTGAAACTGTAGAATTAAATGTTTTTATTTAATTCATTCTGATGGATTAAAAATTTAATACCTTTTTCGGAAATATTAAAGTACCAGTTAGGGCTAGTAGGATGACATAATTCATGTTCATATCCGAGCTTCAACATTGCTCCTTTAAACATTCCGTTTGTAACATAGAATCCGTTTTTAGATTTTTCAAAAATGTGTTTCAAACCGTATGACGAATGCTTTTTATTAATAGTTGAAATCTTACCTATTGAATCGCACCAGTCTAGCAGAATTTCTTTTTGAGAAGCTGTTAAAGATTCAAAATCGTTAGGATTGTTAGCTTTTTCCTCATGAGCTACCATAATACGGCACCTCCTTTCTGTTATATGTTGTTTTGGCGAATAAATTATAGCACAAAGAGGAGAATTAAAAAAGAAAGCGAGGTGATTAAAGGAACAGATAACCAGGGAATACCCTTAAAAATATTTCTTGATGGTAAGGAAGTCATAGGAGTAGATAAAATAGAGATAAAGTACTCCTACGACTGCAGTAACAGAAAAAAGGTTCAAAAAATATCATTAAGATTAATAGATTTTGAATCCTTAGAGGTTATAAACCAAAATGTTTAGCCGCAAACACCGAAACAAAAATCGAAACGAAAGGATCTTGGAAATATGAAAACTCTAACCATTAAAGAATGTTCCAGCCGTATCCACAAGTCCGAATCAGCTGTAAGAATCGGACTCCAGCGAGGTGGGTATAAGTTCGGAACAGCAATACAGACAGTACCTCCTACCCCATCAAGACCAAGAGGTGGCTGGGACTACCACATACCTGCAATGGCTGTGGAGCACTATATGAAATATGGTAACTTCCCTGTCATAATCGTGAACGGGGACGACGTGACAAAATTAGTACATTCCCTAGCAAGTAACATTGCAGCGGATATGATTAAAAAAGGAGGTGAATAAAAAATGAGCTGGAAATGTAAAAAATGTGGAAGTATAAACGATATAACTGTAATAAAGACAATAAATTATCATAATTGCAAATTAGACAGCGAAGGAAGTATAGTTGATTGTCCTGGGGACAGGACAGGAAATACGGAGGGCTACTGGTGTGAAAATTGTAATAATGAATCTGAAGAACTGGAAGAACTGGCGGAATGGGAGGATGATTAAAAATGAAAACTAAAACTAAAAAAACATTAGTATGGTACGGCATATTTATAACAGCTCTGATACTTAATCAGACAAAATCGTTTGCTGACGACATTACCGTTAAAGTAGTAGTGCATGGTTTATGGGTAGTGCTGGGAGCTGTTACATACATGTATTTTAAAGAATCAAAATGGGACTAAAAGGAGGAAGGATATGCAGAACACATTAAAAGACCTTAACAACCACCTGTTCGCACAACTTGAACGGCTTGGCGACGAGGAAATGACACAGGAAAAGCTTAACGTGGAAGTGGCAAGGTCGGAGGCGGTCGTGAAGGTCGCATCAACAATAATTGATAACGCCAACACTGTCTTAAGAGCTGTAAAGCTTAAGGACGAGGGACTGAATGCCGATCTGCAGCTCCCAAAGATGCTGGAGGGATAAGAAATGGTTAAAAAAGCACCGAGACGGTACAACAAAGAGGAACTTGACTATATCCGGGAAATCGCACCTGGAAGGCATTATCACGAAATTGTGGAAATGTTCAACAAAAAATTTGAGCGCCAGATAGATGCAAAAAAGCTCAAGGAAACATTAGGGAATCATGGTATTTCTACAGGATTGACAGGCCGTTTTGAAAAAGGACATGTTCCTGTAAATAAGGGGAAAAAGTTTCCTGGAACAGGTAACAGAACAACGTTCAGGAAAGGAAATGTACCCGCCAATAAAATGAATGTCGGCGAGGACATCATAACCACTGACGGCTATGTAAAAACCAAAATAGCGGAGCCTAACTTATGGGAGTATAAGCATAAGCTTATTTGGGCAGAGGCTCACGGGCCTATCCCGGAGAAACATTCCGTCATATTTGCTGATGGTGACAAACTGAACCTTAGCATTGATAATCTTCTGCTTGTGTCAAGAGCTGAACTGCTGATGCTGAACAGACGAAGACTGATTTCCAAAAACTCGGAACTCACAAAAACAGGTTTAAATGTAGTCAAAGTAATGAATAAAGTCTACAAAATTAAAAAAGGAGAGTGACTAAAAATGAAATATATTCTGTATAAAAATAACAAGTTCATTATGGAAAGAAAATACTTCTATCCTGTAAAATCATATTTAAAAAACTTGTTGGGTATGAAAAATTTAATGGTTCTAAGTTTTAAAGAATGGCTGGAAACAGCGGAAAAAAATGGATACAGACTGGAGGTGAAAAAATGAAAAAAGATATTGTGGAAATATACAAGGAGTGTGGAAATTTTCATCAGGCTGTAAAAGAAAGTGGATTACCTACATTAGCGGCACATATAAAACTGTTATCAAGTGGAGTTTTAAAAATACAGGACAAAATAAAATATGGGAGTGAAAGTGCAAGGCTTGGAGGAAAAGCAGAGGAATATTTTCAGAAGCTTGTGCCTGCAGCGGTGGATGCTAACAAGTACTGGCAAGTAAATAATCCAAAGTATGATTTCATGTATAAGAATATAACAATAGATGTAAAATTCAGTTCATGTTATGGGAGTCGTAGAAGCAAGGAATCAAAAGCGAAACACTGGACTGCAAGATGCAACGGAAGTGCAGATTTATATGTGATTTTTTTAGAAAATGAAAAAAATAAAAACAAAGAGGATAAATTAGAAAACTCTTACATATTACTAATTCCAAATGGTTTTTTACACATTAAAGAAAACAAACATTTTACAAAAAGTTCAGCATTTTTTACAGATTTTCAGGTGAAAAAAGAAGAACTCAATACAATGTTAGATGAATATGCAGGAGTATTAGAATAATTAAGAAAGGAGAGTGACTAAAAATGCCTGAAATTGAAGGAATTTACTACGAAACAGAAGAGGATTACTATTGATTCTCGATGAACTTTACAAAGATGGAATGGAGGTGATTTAAATGCAAATAAAGGAAATGTATGTGTACTGGCAGAACGCAAGCGGTGGATACCTTAAAGAAATAAGAAAAACTTATAAGGATAATATGCTGATATTACCTGTGAAGTGTATGGGAGCCACAACATACGATTATAAACATCTTGCAGTAGCGGACAAGGAAATCATCCCAAAAGAAGTTTATTTTGACGGAGTTGAGGAAGGGTATGATTGCTCATGCTGTGGCGACAGATGGAGCAGATTGGATGAATGGGATGAAAAAGAAAAAATTTACATTTACGAAAACTTGGATGAATTTGAAAAATCCAAACCTGAAAGATTTAGTTATTATGTCATTCTTTCAGAACTAAAAAAAGCCGATACCGGCGGATATCGACTGATTATAAAAGTATAACAATAAAAGTATAGCACTAACGAAAGGAAAAAGCAATATGGAATTAAAAATATTAAAAAAGGAAATCCTCGGTGCAGTCGAAGTGGCCGAGAATTTCATAAGCACCGAGAGGGCATGCATGGAACATCTTAAGCTTGTCCATATCAGGACAGACGGAAATGACAGAATTGAAATCTTTACTTCTGACTCCGTGACATGTGCGAAAGTCAGAATTAACGGGCATGTGGTGGAAGAAGGAAGGGTGGCCATCCCTTGTAAGATGTTCAGGACTGCAATAAAACAGGCTCCCGACACAGAGATATTAATTAAAGGATATGATAATAAAATAAAAATCATGGCAAAAAATTATACCTCAGAAATCCCTTTACATGAGTACAATCCGGGATTTAAAGAGAGTAGTGTGGAAGCATTAAAATTCAAAATAAAAAGAATGGAATTTAAAGAAGCTCTGGAAAAAGTGGAGTTCTCGGCATCGGGCGACCCACTGAACCTGGCCGTGAACTGTATAAAACTGGAAACGGAAGAAAATAGACTTACAGCCGTTGGAACGGACACTTACAGACTGGCCATGTGTGAAACAGAAATAACGGAATCTCAGGGGCAATTATCTGCCAGTATCCCCCTGAAGGCAGTAAAAGGATTAATCAAAGCCCTGAAGTCAAAAATACAGGGGATTGAAGAAACGGTGTCAGTGATGTCGGATATCAGTGGAAAAATTAATTTCAGACTTGGAAGCGTCAGCATACGGACAGAACCGGTTAAGCTTTCGTTTCCTGATTACAGGTCAATAATCAAAGGATTAAAAAATGATAAGAAGGTGCTTCTGAACACGAAGGTATTTCACGTATCGCTTAGAAAAGGGCTTACAGTTGCGAAATACAACAAGGAGGTGAAAAACGGAGGTATACTTGACTTCCGGGGAGGCAGGCTAACAATAAAGGCAAAAGATGGATTTGCCGTTGAGTACAGGGACACAATTGATACCGTGCAGACAGGGGAAGATTTAAAAATCTTACTGAACTTAAACTTTTTAGCGGACTATTTACATAAGTCTAAAGACGGCCTGACCGTCATAGAAATGTCAAACGAAAAAAATGCGGTGCTTGTAAGGGGAGAAACCGACAGTAAGTGGGTATATCTGCTGATGCCACTTGCATTAATAGAATAGGAGGACAGATGGAAAAACTCAGATTACCGAAGAAAACAATAATAAAAAATGAAAAGGATTACGGAGTACCTATCAGAATAAGGTCAAGTACCCATAACCTGCTTGATGTCGTGTCAAATGAAACAGGCTGGAGCAAGGTGGATGTGATAACCAAAATGGTGGAGTTCGCATTTGACAACATTGAATGGGTACCGGTCGAGGAATATACGAAAGATAATGAAGGGAGATAATAATGGAAATAAAGGTTTTATTTGAAATTGAAAAGGAAAGCAGAAAAGTAATAGAAAATTTTTCAAAAGCACTGGCAGGACTGGAAAATAATCCGGTACAGAACATAGCAGTTTCAGTAGCCGGGAAAATAAAAGAGCCTGAAAAGGTGGAAACAGAAATAAAAACAGGAGACTGGCAGACAAACGATGTGAAAGTGGAGCCTGAGAAAAAGGAAGAAACACCTGTTAAAAATGTAGAAACCCCAAAAGAGGAAGAACCTAAAAAAGCAGAAGATCCTGCAACGGAAACACAGGGGTGGAGCTACGACCAGCTTAAGGCGGGATGCCATGAGGCTTCAACAATGAACCTGGGTTCAAAAGTTGCGGAGCTGATAAAAGGGAAATACAACCTGTCAAAGCTAACAGAACTTGACCCTAAGCTATATGACGCATTTGCGAACGATTTAAGGGAGTTAGGAGTGAGAATATGATAAACCACAAGGAAAGGGATCATGCCCTGCTTTCGGCAAGCGGGGCGGCAAGATGGATGAACTGCAATCCAAGTGCAAGGCTTGAGAAACTGTTCCCTGAAACAACTTCAGAATATGCCGAGGAGGGAACACTGGCACACGAAATTTCAGAACTCAAGCTGACAAAATACACAAGCCCGATGGGTGTGCGGACATACAACAGCAGACTGAAAAAGCTTAAGGCGAACAAACTTTATAAACCTGAGATGGACGCCTACACGGATGCCTATCTTGAGCATATCAAGGAGCTTATGATGTCATTTGATAAACCTGCTGTGGCATCAATTGAGAAGAAAGTGGATTTCAGTGCATACGTTCCCGAAGGGTTTGGAACATGTGACTTTGTAACGGTCTACAATAAAACCTTATATGTAAGGGATTTGAAGTACGGAAAAGGTGTGCCCGTGTTCGCGGAAAATAACCCACAGCTTATGCTCTACTCATTAGGTGCATACCTCGAATACTCGCTGTTCGAGGACATAGAGACAGTCAATATGGGAATTGTACAGCCAAGACTGGACAGCATCTCGGTGTGGGAGATACCGGCAGAGGAACTTGTGGAATGGGCGGAAAAAGAAGTCAGACCTAACGCCGAGAGGGCATTTAATGCCGAAGGGGATTTTGTTCCGGGACAATGTACATTCTGCAGGGCAAAGGCGGTATGTAGGGCAAGGGCGGAAATGAACATGGAACTTGAAACTGATATGAAGCTTAAAGGTAACATTTTAAGTAATGCCGAAATGGGTGAAATACTTAAAAGGGCACAGGATATCGTGAAATGGGTCAAGGACATTGAGAACTACTGCCAGCAGGCAATCCTGAAAGGTGAATCGGTTCCGGGATGGAAGCTTGTTGAAGGAAGGTCGGTGAGAACATTCTCGGATACTGAAAAAGCATTTGAGATACTGAAGGACAAAGGGATAGCCGAAGAGCTGATGTACGAACGTAAGATGCTTACATTAAGCCAGCTCGAAGGGGCAATTGGGAAGAAAGATTTTAACGATTACGTGGGCGAACTGATAATAAAGCCTAAAGGTAAGCCTACACTTGTGCTGGAGTCGGATAAAAGGGCTCCATATGTGAATGATGTTATTAATGCAGAAGATGAATTTGAAAAAATAATAGATTAAGAGAGGATGATAATATATGGAAAAAAATCAGAACACTAGAATAAACGTAAGAGGAAGACTAAGCTTTGTACACTTATTTAAACCGCATGCAGCAACTCCGGGGGCGGAAGAAAAATACAGCACGACTATACTTGTTCCGAAATCGGATACGGCCGCAAAACAGAAAATTGATGCGGCAATTGCAGAGGCGATAAAAATAGGAACATCCGAAAAATGGAACGGTGTCAAGCCTCCTCATGTCCCAACTCCTATATGGGACGGGGACGGAGTAAAACAGAACGGGGATCCTTTCGGTCCCGAATGCAAAGGTCACTGGGTGTTTACGGCATCGGCAAAAACGGACTATCCGCCTCAGGTAGTGGACAAGTACGTGAATCCTATAATGGACCAGTCGGAAATTTACAGCGGAATCTATGCAAATGTCACAGTCAACTTTTTCCCTTACATGTTCACAGGGAAAAAAGGTATAGGTGCAGGACTGGGGAACGTGCAGAAAGTGTCGGACGGAGAACCGCTTGCAGGAGGAAGAACAGCCCAGCAGGACTTCGCTCCGGTTGAGGATGAAGAACTATATTAATTAAAAAAGGAAGGATAACGAATGAATGTACTGAACATAGATATCGAAACTTACAGCAGTGAGGATATTTCAAAAACAGGACTGTATAAGTATGCACAGAGTACGGATTTTGAAATCCTTCTTTTTGCCTATTCGCTCAACGGGTCGCCCGTTGAAGTGATTGACCTTGCACAAGGTGATGCAGTGCCGGAGGAAGTTGTTAAAATGCTCAATGACGGGGAAACTGAGCTAAGGGCATATAATGCGGCTTTCGAATGGTACTGCCTTAACCAGGCGGGGTACAGGACCAATCTCGAACAGTGGAGATGTACCATGATACATGCATATTATGCGGGTTATCCAGGAGGACTGGACAAGGTCGGGAAGGCAATGGGATTTGAAAATGATAAGAAAAAATCCGCAACAGGTAAGGCTCTTATAAGGCTTTTCTCAGTTCCGTGCAAACCTACGAAGAGGAACGGCGGAAGAACAAGGAACATGCCACACCACGAGCCTGAAAAGTGGGAACTATACAAAGATTACAACAGGCAGGACGTGGTGGCAGAAATGTCGATAAAGGAAAAACTTGAAGGGATAAAACTTCCAAAATTTGAATGGAAGCTTTGGCATACTGATATCAGAATGAACGCTGAAGGGATAAAAGTGGACAGTGAGCTTGTTGAAAGTGCACTTTTTATCAGTGACACCTGGAATGAATATCTGCTGAATGAGGCAAAAGGTTTAACAGGGCTGGAAAATCCTAACAGTACAGTGCAGTTACTGAAATGGCTGACTGAAAAAGGTGTAAACGTCGAAAACCTTCAGAAGGAGACAGTTAAAAATCTTATTCAGGAAACTGAAGGGGATGTGAAAAGAGTGCTTGAAATAAGGCAGGAACTGAGTAAGACAAGCACGAAGAAATATGTGGCCATGAAGGATGCCCTCTGTGAAGATGGAAGGGTGAGGGGACTTTTGCAGTTCTACGGAGCGAACAGGACAGGAAGGTGGGCTGGAAGGCTTGTGCAGGTACAGAACCTGCCCAGAAACTATCTGTCAGACCTTGACGACGCAAGGAATATGGTGAAAAGAAGAGACCTGCTGACTTTGGACATCCTATATGACAATATACCTGATACTTTAAGCCAGCTGATACGTACGGCATTTGTCCCGGAAGAAGGTAAAAAATTTGTAATCGCCGACTTTTCCGCGATAGAAGCAAGAGTAATCGCATGGCTTGCAGGAGAACAGTGGAGGCTCGACGTATTCAGAACTCACGGAAAAATTTATGAGGCATCGGCATCACAGATGTTCGGGGTGGACATATCAACAATTGCGAAGGGTAAGGAGAACTACCATCTAAGGCAGAAAGGAAAAGTTGCGGAGCTTGCACTCGGCTATCAGGGGTCAAGCGGAGCCCTCATGGCCATGGGTGCAATCAGCATGGGACTGACCGAAGAGGAACTCCCTGAAATTGTCAGAATGTGGAGAAATTCAAATAAGAGAATAGTTGACCTGTGGTATGCCGTGGGAAATGCAGCCGCAGAAGTGGTGCTAAACGGAACAAGGCAGGCTGTGAACGGAATACTTTTTTCAAGGGAAGGGGATCTTGCAAAAGGGCTCGACTTCCTGACGGTAACCCTGCCAAGTGGCCGTAAGCTCCACTATGTAAGCCCCGGAACAAGGGAGAACAGCTGGGGTGCAACAGTAATCACCTACAAGGCACCGAACCAGGTTTCAGGTAAATGGGAAACGGCGGAAACTTATGGCGGAAAGCTCGTGGAGAACATCGTGCAGGCAATAGCCCGTGACTGTTTGGCGGCAACTATTCTGAAACTGACCGATAAGGGATATAAGATAGTAATGCATATACACGATGAAGTTGTGCTGGAAGCCCCTATGGACGTTACTGTAAAGGAAGTGTGCGACCTGATGGGAGAAGAACTCAGATGGGCTGAAGGGCTGATACTGAGGGCAGACGGATTTGAAACGGAGTATTATAAAAAAGATTAGGAAGGAGGTAAGAATGTACAACAGGGAAATAGAAATAAGTACGGCAGGCAGCAGGAAGGAGACAAGGTGGAAAACAGAAAAGCTCCTGTGGAGCGAGTTCGTCAAGAGGCTTGAAACACCGACAAGGACTGCCGAAAAGTTTGAAGAGTTCCTGAAACTGCCGAAGGCGAAACAGGATGAGCTTAAGGACGTCGGGGGCTTTGTCGCGGGAAAGCTTAAGGACGGCATAAGAAAAAACGTGAACCTGCTGTCAAGGGACTTAATAACATTAGACCTTGACAACATAGACCCAGGCAAGACCGAAGAAGTTATTGGTAAAGTTGAAAGCCTCAACATGTCCTACGCCGTGTACAGCACACGTAAGCACATGGAGAGCAGACCGAGGTTAAGGGTCATTATCGTAACGGACAGGAGCATGTCCCCTGATGAATACGAGCCCGTGGCAAGGAAAGTGGCTCAGATGATAAGTATGGCCATGTGCGACCATACCACCTTTGAACCTGTAAGGCTGATGTTCTGGTCAAGCTGTTCGGTGGACAGTAGATATCTATACAGGTTCAATCTTGAAAAGGCTCCGCTGTCAGTTGACGGAATCCTCGCAATGTATGAGGACTGGAAGGATATGACGGAGTGGCCACAGGTTCCAGGAACGGAAAAAATAACGGAAAAAATGCTTAAAAAACAGGAAAACCCTCTTGAAAAATCAGGGATTATAGGGGCTTTCTGTAAAACGTTCACCATAGCGGAGGCTGTGGAAAAGTTCATTCCTGACGAGTACGGCATATCCGATGACGGGAAAAGGATGACCTACACCCAGGGGAGCACGTACGGAGGTGCAGTAATTTATGATGATGTCTTCGTGTACTCGCATCATGCCACTGACCCTGCAGGAGGTAAGCTGTGCAATGCGTTCGACATGGTGAGGCTCCACAAGTTCGCGGACATGGATGCGGATGTGAAGGAAGGAACTCCCGCAAACAGGTTCCCATCATTCGTCGAGATGTCGAAGCTCGCGAGGGGTATAAGGGAAGTATCGGCCATTCTGAACAGGGAACAGTACGAAAAGGCGGCAAAGGATTTCACAACAGTGGATGATGAAACAACAGATCTGTCATGGATGGATCAGCTGGAACAGAACGATAAAGGTAACAATGCGAGAACAATAAAAAATATGGAACTTGTATTGGACAATGATATCAACCTGAAAGGGAAGTTCGCAATAGATGAATTTGCCAACAGAGCGATGGTTATGGGGGCTCTTCCATGGGACAGCCGGAACTATGTAAGACAATATGAGGAAGTGGATGACAGCGGATTAAGGAACTACCTTGAAAACAGATACAGCCTTACGGGAGTAAACAAGGTAAACGATGCACTTCTCATAGTGTCAAGCAAGAACAAGTACAACAGCGTGAAAATCTACCTCGAAAGTGTTAAGTGGGATGGCACGCCTAGGCTGGAAACTCTTCTGAGTGATTATCTAGGAGCGGAGGATGACATTTATACAAGGGCAGTTATGAGAATATCACTGACGGCTGCGGTTGCGAGAGCTATCGATGGCGGGGTGAAGTATGATTATATGCCCATATTTACAGGTAAGCAAGGTATAGGCAAGAGTACTTTCCTCGCTAAACTTGGAGGTGATTGGTACTCGGACAGCCTTCAGACTTTCGAAGGCAAAGAAGCCGCAGAATTGATTCAGGGAACGTGGATAAATGAACTTGGAGAACTTACAGGGTTCAACAGAAGTGAAACCAATCTTATAAAACAGTTCCTGAGTAAGCAGGACGACATATATAGGAAAGCGTACGGTCATGTGACCGAGAAATACCCGAGAAGATGTGTGTTCTTCGGAACTTCAAACGACTATGAGTTTTTAAGGGACAGGACTGGAAACAGGAGGTTCTGGCCAGTCGAAGTAGGAACCGAAAAACCTAAAAAGAGCATATGGAAAGACCTTGATGCCGAAAGAGATCAGATATGGGCAGAAGCATACATGAACTACGTACTGGGTGAAAGCCTATTCCTGACAGGTGAAGAACTTAAAATCGCGGAACAGAAGCAGGAAGAACACAGAATCGTAAATTCCAGGGAGGGAATGGTAAAGGATTTCCTTGAGAAAGAAATCCCTGAAGACTGGCATAAATGGGGAACGGCCAAAAGAAAAAACTACTACTTCGAAGGATTTGACAAATCAGGGATAAAAACAGTTCCGAGGGACAGAGTCTGTGCGGCAGAAATACTGGTTGAATGCTTCGAGATGAAAAAGGCTTATATTAAAAATTCAGACAGTATGGAAGTCAACGGCATCCTTGAAAACATGGAAGGCTGGGAACGTCACAAAACACCATTGAAGTACGGCGATTACGGCAATCAGAGAGGATTCAAAAAAAAAAAAAATAAATAGGTATAACTACAAAAACTACAATCTTTTTCAAACTTTTATATTTTAGGTAATTTAGGTGGAAAAATTACCTACAAAGTGACAAACAAAGTCACCTACAATCTCAAAATTACCTACAAACTTTGTAGGTTAAGAAAAAATTAAAAAAATTGAGAATGTAGTTTGTAGGTGACTTTGTAGGTAGAATGTAGGTAACTCAAAATCAGTAAAATTAATACTTGCATTAAATACAACTACAAAACTACAAACTTTTCATATATAAGGTTAAATTAGATAAATTAGATAAATTAGGTAATACTGTTATACGTACCTAAATTACCTAAATTACCTATTTTATAGTCTCTATATACGCGCGTATGTGAAGATTGTAGGTGGGTAAAAATAAGGAGGCAAAAAATGTTGGAAAGTATAATCGAAAAATACCTTGTGTCCGAAGTGAAAAAAATGGGAGGCACCGCATATAAATTTGTGAGTCCCGGACATGCAGGGGTACCTGACCGGATATGTATTCTGCCGAACGGAACATTATTTTTTGTAGAGCTTAAAGCAACCGGAAAAACAACAAGACCTTTACAAGACAGACAAATTGAGAAAATAAGGGCATACGGTCAGAGAGTGTATGTGGCAGATTCAAGGGAAAAAATAAAAGAGATATTGAAACTTGAAGGAGGAAGGCAAAGTGAAGTTCAAGCCACATAACTACCAAAAATACTGCATCGACAAAGTCATAAGCACCGAAAAAGTCGGACTTCTGCTTGACATGGGACTGGGGAAGACGATAATAACTCTTACGGCCATAGACGAACTTAAACTTAACCTGTTCGAGATTAACAAGGTACTTGTCGTAGCACCGAAAAAGGTTGCAGAAAGCACGTGGTTCAGAGAGGCAGAAAAATGGGAACACCTGAAACTTCTTAAATTCTCAGCAGTACTGGGTTCAGAAAAGAAAAGGATTAATGCACTGAACACCCCTGCCGATATATATGTGATCAACAGGGAAAACATACCGTGGCTAGTAGACTATTACAGGAACGACTGGCCATTCGACATGGTTGTCATAGATGAGTTCTCAAGCTTTAAGAACCATCAGGCCAAAAGGTTCAAGGCACTTAAGCTTGTGCTGGGGAAAATTAAAAGACTTGTAGGACTTACGGGAACTCCCGCACCGAACGGACTCAAGGACATATGGGCACAGATTTACCTGCTGGATCAGGGAGAACGGCTGGGAAAAAACATAACGGCATTCAGGGAGAGATATTTCAATTTTTACAGGTACGGGAACAATCCGTATGGTGAGTACGAACTTAAACAGGGTTCGGACAAGTCCATCATGGACAGAATAGCTGATATATGTGTTTCAATGAAGGCGGAAGATTACCTAGAACTGCCTGACGTTGTGGACAACATAATCAGCGTGGAACTTGATGCAAAAGCAAGGAAACAGTATGAGGAACTAGAAAAGCAGATGATACTGGAGCTTAACAACCTTGAAGAGATTACAGTCGCAAATGCGGCGGCACTGTCAAATAAGCTTTTACAGCTGAGTAATGGTGCCGTGTATGACGAAAAAAAAGATGTGCATGAAATCCATAAATGCAAGATCGAGAGGTTCATGGAACTGGTGGAAGAACTTAACGGGAAATCGGCACTGGTGTTCTACAGTTTCAAGCACGACCTTGACAGGATGAAAGGTGCACTGGCCAAGTCGGGACTCAGAGTGAGGGAACTTAAGACGGTGCAGGACGAGAAGGACTGGAACAGTGGAAAAATTGACATCCTGCTTGCACATCCCGCAAGTGCGGCCTATGGGTTAAATCTTCAGGACGGAGGGAACCACGTAATATGGTTTGGCCTTAACTGGAGCCTTGAACTCTATCAGCAGGCAAATAAAAGACTTCACAGGCAGGGGCAGAAGGAAAAGGTTATAATCCATCACCTTGTGTGCAGCGACACACGTGATGAGGACGTCATGAAGGCACTGCAGAGTAAAGGTGACATACAGGAGGAACTGCTGCAGAGCCTGAAGGCAAGAATAGAAAAATATACGGGAGGTAAGAAATAATGATAACAGTTCAGGATGTAATTGAAATTAGAAAAATTAACAAAATACTTGATAAAATTGAATTCTGTAAGAAAAATACCACTAAAGAAGAAATAAAGCTGTTTTTGATGTCAATAGAGCAGCAGTTTATATCAAAGAATTCACTTACGGAAAATCAGACAGGAGCGTTAGAGAGAATCTACGATGCGATTGTGAATTACAGACACGCTTTATGGGATGATGCATGTGGAGCGCATCTTGATATATGAGATTAAAAAAAAAATACTAGGAGGAAAAAGATGGAAGCACTGAAAGAATTTGATATTGAAGAACTTTTGAAAAGACAGGCAATGCTGGATAAGAAATTCGATGAAAAGAAAACGTTGAGGGGAAGGTCACAGATAAGGACATACATAGCATATTTCACAGAGCTGGGGGAACTGGCACAGGAACTCAAGAGCGAATGGAATTATTGGAAAAATCACACTAAACCGGTCGACAGGAGAAAAGCACTGGAGGAATTATCTGATTGCCTGCATTTTTATCTCAGCTATATTGATCAGAAGCCGTACAGGATAATCGGATGTACGGACATGTATCTGTGGTCCAGATTTTTTACGGACATAGAAAGAGCACTGTCACAGTTGACAGAAATAAGATGGGAAGCAGAAAATTTGATTTTCGGGGCAATGCTGTCCATAGCGAAACATGTAGGTGCAACGGAAGAAGAGTTTTTACAGGTGCATCATGAAAAATGGCTTGAGAACATGAATGAAAGGACAAAGGGGGAATATTAATGGCAACAGCAAGAGCGATAGCGGAGGAAGTGGCAAAGATTCTGAAGGAGGACAAGGAATTTAAAATACAGAAAAACCTGACCCCGTTCCAGCGGACAGAAAAACTATTATATGAGCTGAAATATCTAAAAGGGGCCATAGAGGTCAAACGTGAGAGGCTCTCAGGCTTACATAATGCCCCCGTGCTGCTTTCCAAAAAAGAAACAGGTGTAAATGTTCAGGCAACTAAAAAATATCTCTCAGAAGTCGAAAAAATCGAAAATCTGATAGAGAACTGTGAAAATGAGATAAAACGGCTTGAGCATGTCGTGAACATGACAGAAAACGCACTAAAAAATATCGAGGACGATAAATATTATAAAATCATTGAACTAAAATATTTTGAAGAAATGACACTTGAATATGCGGCAGGAAAATTTAATGTTGATATTACGACGATAAAACGTAACAAAAATAGACTTATCAATAGATTGAGGGCATTAATTTTTTCAGATAATGTGATCCAGGACATAATGAATTATTAAAAAAAATTAATCAAAATGCCCCTTTCGTGCCCTTGTATATAAATTTCTATATGTTATAATAGGTTAGAATGGAAATTTAAGGTTTTAGGAAATCCGAGATATTTTTTTTTGCCGAGGCGGGATTCATGAGCCATACGCCTGGCTATCAGAAGACAGTGTAAAAGCTGTCTTTTTTTATTTTTTGAGAAACGGAAATGGAGGTGAAGTAGCATTGAAATTAAATGCAAGACAGAAAGCTTTTTGTGAGTACTACGTAGCGTGCGGAAATGCTACTGAAGCCGCAATAAAAGCAGGATATAGAGAAAAGAATGCTAGAAAAATTGGTAGTGAAAACTTGACAAAAATGGACATAAAAGCTTATGTTGAGGAACTAATGCAAAAATTAGAATCTGAAAGAACTGCATCTGCCAAGGAAGTACTTGAGATGTTAACATCGTCGATGCGGGGCGAAATAAAAGAGGAAGTTGTTGTAGTTGAAGGTACTGGAGACGGATGCAGCGATGCAAGGATAGTTAAAAAGCAGATAGGACTTAAGGACAGGATAAAGGCAGCAGAACTGCTTGGGAAACGGTACAGGCTATTTACCGATAAGGTCGAAGTTGAAGGAGTTCTACCTGTCATGATTGTGGGTGAGGATGACCTTGAAGAGTAGGAAGGTCAGACTGCCTGACATAGTCGGAAAAGGGTATAAGGATTTTTGGAATTTCAAGGGCAGATATAAAGTTGTGAAAGGGTCAAGGGCAAGTAAGAAAAGCAAGACCATAGCACTTTGGATAATCTACAGCATGATGAAATACAGGGGAGCAAATACCCTTGTTGTGCGTAAAGTGTACAGGACGCTTAAGGACAGCTGTTATTCAGATTTAAGATGGGCAATTAACAGGCTGGGCGTACTTGAGTACTGGGAATTTAAAGAAAGCCCGCTTGAAATAACATATATACCCACGGGACAGAAAATTTTATTTAGAGGATTTGACGATCCGCTTAAGATAACATCAATATCTGTATCAGAGGGGGTACTCTGCTGGTGCTGGTGTGAAGAGGCATATGAGATAAACAGGGAGCAGGATTTCAACATGCTTGACGAAAGTATAAGAGGGATAGTAGAAGAGCCTCTATTCAAGCAGTTTATAATCAGTTTCAATCCCTGGAATGAACGGCACTGGCTCAAAAAAAGGTTTTTTGATGTCGAAGATGAAAACATAATGGCAAAGACAACAAATTACATGTGCAATGAATGGCTTGACGAAAGCGATAAAAAGCTGTTCGAGGACATGAAGAAAAACAATCCTAGACGTTATCAGGTCGCAGGGCTTGGAAACTGGGGGATAGTAGACGGACTTGTCTATGAGAACTGGGAAGAGAAGGAATTTGACTGGAGAGAAATTTTAAATACAAGACAAAAGGCGAAAGCGGTATTTGGGCTGGATTTTGGATATACCAACGACCCTGCTGCTTTTTTTTGTGGGGTAGTGGATATGGAACAAAAAGAAATTTATGTTTTTGACGAAATATATCAAAAGGGAATGCAGAATACGGCTATTTACAGCAATATAGAAAAACTCGGATTCAGGAAAGAAATAATTACTGCCGACAGTGCAGAACCAAAGAGTATAGAACAATTAAGAGGTTTAGGTCTTCATAGAATAAAAGCATCTAAAAAAGGAAAAGACAGTATTAACGCAGGGATACAGTTTATCCAGGATTTTAAAATTTACATTCATCCGAGATGCGTAAATTTCATAACGGAAATAAGTAATTACAGCTGGGACAAGGATAAATTCGGAAAAGCAATAAATAAACCAATAGATGAATTTAACCATTTAATGGATGCCATGAGGTATGCACTTGAGGATTACATGAGAAATAACCGTATGACTACATTGAACAAGAATATATTGGGGGTGAGATAGATGCAAATAACAGTACTGGAAAAAGTACTATGGGACTTTTTAGTGAAAGACTTAGTAAGATTGCAGAAACTGGAAAATTATTATACGGGGAAACATAAAATACTGGAAAAGCCTAACAGACTGAAAGAAAAACAGGACAGTAAGCTTATTCACAATTTCCCAAGCTATATAACCACAATAGCAACGGCTTATTTCATTGGTAAAAATATAAATTATAAGCTGTTAAAGGAAAATCTAACCAATGAATATGAGATGGTCGGAAAATATTTGGCTACGGAAGAGGAGCAGCAATGCAACTTTGAACATGCGGAAAACTGTTCAATTTTTGGATGTTCATATGAATTATGGTATAAGAACATAGACAATACGATAAACTTTAAGGTGTTAGATCCGCGTGACGTATTTGTCATCAGGGATAACACAATAGACAAAAATATTAAATATGCAGTCCGTTGGAGCAGAGAGAAAAACGAAAATAACGAGTATGTCTATACTTTGGAGATTTACGATGAAAAAACTGTAACTGTCAATACATTTAATTCTGTGATGGATTACAAAGGGGTAATATTGACACCTCAGGCACAGGGAGAAACCAGACTGCACGGATTTAATAGGGTACCGCTTATCGAATTTGCTAACAACAAGCGGAAGCTGGGGGACTTTGAAAAAGTAATCACACTGATTGACGGGTACAACGAAGCGGTATCGACATCATTGGACGATATGAAGGACTTTACGGATGCAATTCTCGTGTTGACTAATATGCAGGGAACGGATGAAGAAGATATAAAAAGTCTGAAAAAAAATAAAGTGATGCTGCTGGGGGAAAACGGGGATGCCAAGTGGCTGATAAAAAATGTGAACGACACATATTCCCAGAACAATAAAAACAGGTTGAATCAGGACATACATAAATTTTCTTTTATACCAGACATGCAGGATGAACAGTTTGCAGGGAACAGTTCAGGAGTGGCACTGGGATATAAACTGTTGGCACTGGAGCAGTTATCTGCACAGAAGGAAATGTATTTTAAAAAAGCTTTGAACGAGAGGCTGGGACTGATTTTAGATTATTTCAACTTGAATCTGGTACCGCTGGACATACAGAAAATATTTACAAGAAACACTCCTGAAAACTTAGTTGAGCTTTCAAATGTAATAACAAATTTACACGGAGTTGTGTCACAGGAAAGTCTGATATCCCTACTGCCTTTTATTGAAGATACTGAAGCGGAGCTGAAGAAGATTGAAAAAGAAAATCAGACAGAACAACCTCTGAAATATAAGGGGCTAGCAAATGAAGAGTAAGGAATACTGGGAGAAAAGACAGCTTGCAAGGGAAGAGCTATCATTTGACAAGGGAACTCAGGCATATGAAGAGTACGTGAAAATACTCAAGGAAAGCGAAAAGGAAATAAATAATAAAATAGCACTCCTATATGCGAGATATCAGGGTGAACTGAAAAAGTTCGGTATTGATAAAATTCAGGCTAACACATTACTCCGTGGTGCTGAATATAAGCAATGGCGGTACGATATAGAAAAATATGTAAAGGAAATTGAGAGGTTGAAAAAAACTAACCCAGTTGAATTCAGGAAATTGTCAGTCGAACTTGAAACATTGGCTTACAGAAGCCGTATCAGTCGACTGGACAGCCTGAAAGCAGGCATCGACTATGAACTTATACAGGCTGGGGAGAAAATCAATAATAAAGTGACGGACACACTAACAGAGGTGTATAAGGACACATACACATCACTTACCGAAGACTTGAATTTTAAAAAAGGTGTAATCAGCAGTAGTGTAATAAAAAAAGCACTGGAAAATGACTGGAGCGGAGCTAATTATTCGAGCAGGATATGGGGTAATACTGACAATCTGGCAAAAGCAATAAAAAACGAAGTGATTATCGGTCTAAATAAAGGACTTAACTACAGGACTATGTCACAGAACATAGCTAAAAAGTTTGAGACAAGTTATAAAAATGCTGAAAGGTTAGTAAGAACCGAGACCAATCACATTCAGAACCAGGCAACGCTTATGGGATATATGGATGCAGGAGTTGTTAAATATCAGTTTTTGGCAGTACTGGACAGCAGGACAAGTCACACCTGTTCAGATCTTAACGGGGAAGTATTTAAAACGGAAGATGCAACGGAAGGAGAAAATTATCCACCAATGCATCCACACTGCAGAAGTACCACTGTGCCTTATGAGTATACTGATATTGAATCTGATACAGTTAACGAAACATCAAAGGAGGAATCACAGAACGATGAAAGTGATGGTGTTTTTGCAAGAAGTAAGTTAAGTGCAGATGTCATGAACGTACTTGAAAAGGAATTCGGTAAGCTAAATGGTAACGAAGTTATTCTGAGAGATGAAAGATTAGAACATATAAAAGAAAGACATCCTGAAGTTGTAGATATACTTAAAAATAATTACATAGAAGCAGTGAATAATCCGGATTATGTTTTAAAAGATAGTAAAAACGAGAATACTATTTGGAACATCAAAAAGATTGAAGAAAAAAATATAAATATAGTTATTAAGTTAAGTGTCTTAAAAGAAAAAGAACATAAAAGATATTTAAATTCAACTATTACTGCTCATGAGATAAAGAATTCCAGGTTAAATAAATATTTGGAGAAGCAAAAACAGCTTTACAAAAATCAAAAAAAAAGGTATAATTATAAAAAATAAAGAGAGCTATGAGGACGTGAGAGTGACACCGTCGCCCCATAATCGGAAGGAGATGTAGGATCGTCAGCCCTACCTTAGCTTTATCGAGCAGATAGAAGATACTTGTGCTAAATGCAGGTATCTTTTCTTATATTCCAGAAGAAATTTTAATAAAACAACTGAAAAATGAATTAAGGATATTGACAAAAGAGAGATTAAAACCTCTCTTTTTTTTATTTGTCGTACTGATGGACATTAAACATCTGGAAACAGAAAATAATAGTCGACAGACTTTAAATGGGAGGGACAGTTATGTCAGAAATCACATTTACACAGGAACAGGTAGATGAAATGATTAAAGAAAGAATTGCGAGAGAAAGAAAGAAATTTGAAACTGAGAAAAAAGAGCTGGAACGGAAGCATGGAGAAACAATTGAAGACTATGAGGCCAGAATTAATAATGCCAATCTTACTGCAGAAGAGAAGTATAACAAGAGCCTTGCAGAACTTCAGAAACAGCTTGAAAGTTCAAATTCGGAGCTTGCAACTATGAAAACTAATGAACTGAAAAAAGCGGTATTAGGGAAATATAAAATCCCTGACAGTTTTTTAGGAAGTATTTCCGGGAACACGGAAGAAGAAATTGAAAACAGCGTAAAATCCTTTTCCGAAAACCTATCCACTTATCTTAAAACACAGAGCGGAGGAATTCCGAACAGTCTGAACGGTGGCAGTGACGGGGAAGAAAATAAAAAAGATACAGGACTTGAAGCATTTGACAAGGCTTTCAGTTCTTTTTAATTTAAAAAAGGAGATGATTAAAACATGGCAATGGTTTATACACAGATTTTTGCGGATAAAATTGATGAAAGATTCACAAGTGATGCAGTATCACAGAAAATAGTGAACAATGATTACACTTTCGCAGGAGCTAAAACTGTAAAAGTGACTTCAATTAATACAGTTGATAATAGAGATTATAACAGGAACACAGGATACGGAAATGCAGACGTCCTGGAAAATTCAATGCAGGAAATGACACTGACTAAGGACAGGGGGTTTAAAATACTGCTGGACAAAATGGACGAGGATGAGACAAAAATTAAGGCAGGAGAAGTACTGGCAAGACAGTTGAGGGAGAGAGTAATTCCTGAGATTGAGAAGTACAGATTTGAAACAATTCTTAAAATGTGTGATACAAAATCACAGACAGTAACAGGACTTGCGGCTAACAACGCGTATAATAAATTTTTAGAAGCACAGGAGAAATTAAATGATGCGGACATACCTCAGAACAGAATTGCTTATGTTACTCCTGAGTTTTTAACAAAACTGAAAAAGGATGAGAACTTTGTCAAGGCATCGGATATCGGACAGAACATAAAAATAAACGGGCTAGTAGGAATGGTTGACGGAGTGCCGATAGTAAGGGTCACTAAAAAATGGATGGAAATTAAAACAGGGGTAGGTGGAGCTACAACTAAAAATTACGGATGTTTAGTCGGACACAATTCGGCAACGGTTGCTCCTGTAAAACTGGCTGAGTACAGGGTAGTTACAGATTCTGAAAACTACTCAGGTACTTTATTTTTAGGTAGATTTTACTATGACTGTTTCATACTGGATAACAAAGTAAAAGGTTTAGTTGCAATTGAAGCGTAGGTAAAGTATGGTTGAATGCCATACTTTTTCTATTTTGAAAAGGTGGTAGAATTGACTGAAATAATTGATAAAGTTTACGAAAAAATAAAAATTATATCTGATGTAAGCTTGAACGAGGTAAAAACTAAGCTCATCATTGAAAGTGTTATCCAGGACTGCATCAACTACATGAACCGAGAAAACTTTCCGGAAGAACTGATAACTCCTACGGCCGTGTATATCCATAAATACAACTTTGATAAGAACAGGAATATAAAATCCATGAAAAGTGCAGAGAGGCAGGTCGAGTTTGTCACAAACTTAAATGGGGATGCCGAATTTAGAAAAAGCTTGAACCGTTTCAGGAAACTAGGGGTTGTAAAATAAGGAGGTAAAAAATGCTGAACGAGTTTTTTAATACAGATGTAATCACAGAAGTTAAGAGAAATAAAAAAACTAAAAATGAGCATGGGCTGACAGTTCAAGGTTGGGAAGTCGTTTATACAAATGTTAAGTGTCAGTTGAGTGCTGAAATTTTAAGAGCTACTGAGACTGGAGTTATAAATAGTTCTAAAAATACATATAAGATACTGGTCAGTAATGATGTGGAGATAAGGCAGAACGATATTTTGTTGGTAAATAAAGGTGGTATAGAATATAAATTTAAAGCCAGTAAACCGATAAAATACACTGATTTTATAGAACATCAGGAGATAGCAGTGGAGGAAGTGGAAAGAAATGAATCTTAGCGGAGACTGGGAGAAACTGGCAAAAAAATTAGAAAATCTGGCCACTGATACCCCACAGAAAGTAGGAATGACACTCAAACAGGTTGCCGAACAAACAATAAAAGAAGTAAAAGAAGAAACACCAGCAGATACAGGTCAATTAAGAATGGGCTGGCATAGGGAAAATGGTGGAAGTTTTAAACAGATAATTTACAACAATGTCGAATATGTGAACCACGTTGAATATGGACACAGAGCAGTGTATTTTGGTAAAGATACGGGTGAAGTAGTACCTGGTGTGTTTATGTTAAAGAAAACAATAGAAAAATTAGAACCTATATTTAAAGATGAAATAGGGTCAACAATAAAAGCGGAGTTTGATAAATAATGGAATTTATGGATTTTATAAAATCATTAAGCCGTAAAATAGACAGTTTTACAGGTAAGGAAGTCGGAATCGATAATATAAATAATTTAGAAAGACCTGCGTATTTCATTCAGGTTATCGACTATAAAAAAGAGTTTTTTGCAAATCATAAAGAGAAAATACATGTCAGTATTGATATTGTATACATCCCTGAAAATGACGAGAATAATAAGGTGGAAATATATAATGCACTTGATAATCTGAATGATATGTTCGATGTCAAAGGAAATAAGATTTTAAAAGTCAAGGATAGAAATTTGACTTTAAAAAACGAGAGCACGAAAGTGGTGGATGGGCTAGGACATTATATTTTTGATTTGGATTTATTCGACGTGTACGGAGAAATACCAAAGCAAGATATAGTGAATGGCCTGAAATTAAATTTTAAATAAACAGGAGAGTGATAAAATGGCAATAGTGGGACAGATTAATGCGAGTCCAAGCGTTAATATTGAATTCAAAACACTGGCAACGACAGCTATCCAAAGAAGTGAAAGAGGTACTGTGTGCCTGATTCTGAAAGATAAGAAGGCTACACAGAAATGGTACACTTTTAAAACAATAGCGGATGTTGAATCTAAAAACTGGGATGCAAAAAGTATAAAATATATTAACTTGGCTATGCACTACGGAGCATTTAAAGTATTGGTCAGAGTTGTGCAGAATGAAGAGGCTATGGATAAAGTGCTGAAGGATTTAGAAATGAGAAAATTCAACTGGCTGGCTTATCCGGGAGCTATAGAAACAGAAGACCAGACAATCGTGAACTGGGTTAAGCAGCAGTTTGGAACTACCGGGCCAATCGGAAAAACCATAAAATATGTATCAAGCTATGCAAATAATACAGACCACGTGGCTATTGTGGAACTTGGGAATGGAGGAACATATAAGTCCATCTACGGTGATTTCACAGCTCAGGAATACACTGCAGCAATAGCAGGACTTATAGCAGGTATGCCGTTAAACCGTAGTGCCGACAATCATGTAATGAATGATTTAAAAGAAGTTGAAGACTACGAACCTAAAGTTGGTAAGTTCAGCTTATATATGGATGAAGATATGGTCAGGGTAAATTATGGAGTCAACTCTAAAACTACGTTTGACAGCACATGGAAAAAAGACACAAGAAAAATTAAAGTCGTTGAAGGAATGTGCTTTATTGTAGATGATATAAGGGACACGTTCAAGAAATACTGGATTGGAAATTACATCAATGATTATGACAATAAAATGAATTTCTGTTCAAACGTAACAAAAGTGTATTTTAAAGAAATGTCACCGAATGTACTGAACGGGGATTACGACAATAAAGTGGAGATAGATTATGAGGCACAGAAAAGAGCCGTTATAGCGGATGGGCTGGATGCAGATACCATGACTGAGCTGGAGATTTTACAATACCCTACGGGCGATGATGTGTATCTGACAGGTGATGTAAGATTTGCCGATACTATGGCATCGCTTAGTCTGATAATGACAATGTAATAATAAAAAGGAGCTGATAAAATGTCAGAAAATATAAGAGGAAACAGAACCATAACGGGAGCTTACGGAGAGTTATGGCTTGATAATGAAAAAGTTGCAGAACTGAAATCAATAGAGGCTAAAATTTCGGCCGAAAGAACGGATGTCCAGTTGGGGCTTTCAGTTGACAGTAAAATTACAGGGTTAAAAGGGGAAGGTACCCTGACAATCTTTAAAGTCTACACAAGGGGTAAAAAAATACTTGAAAACTGGGCAAAAGGAAAAGATACCCGAAGTAGGATAGTGACGTCGATTAAAGACCCTGACAGTTTTAGGGGTCAGGAAGAGAGAGTGTCAATTGACAATGTGTGGTTCAATTCAGTTGAACTGGCCAAATTTTCAAGGGGGGAAATAGTGGAGGAGGAAATACCTTTCGGATTTACCCCAAGCGACGTAAGATACGAAAATTCTATAAAATAAAAAGGCAGGTAAGACATGAAAAATATATCAATAGATATGTTACTGGAAAACAGTAAAAAGCTAGCTGAGAAAAAAACGGTAAAGGTAGAAGTGGCGGAGTTAGGTGGAGTACTGGAGCTGGAAGTACTAAACAGAATGGAAATACTGGATATTTTAACTAACGGCAACAGTACTGACAAGGATAGTGAAGTGGTTTACACTGCAGGAAAGATTTTTAAGGACGATAAACTGATCGCTCAGTTAGGTTGTGAAATGAATCCGGCAGAAGTTGTATCAAAAGTACTGAGCCATTCAACAATAACAGGCATCTCAGAAATACTTATGAAAAAAGCAGGGTGGAATGAAAAATTTACTGTTGAAGAAGTGGTTGAAGAAATAAAAAACTAATTAAGGGCGACTGGAAAGCAAGAACAGTCGCTCATTATTTAAATTGTGGCCACAGTTTACAGAGTTTAAAGGGACTGAGCAATTCAGAATTATTATTCATGTTCCTTATGATTGGAGGTGTAGCAGAGAATGAGTGAGTACAAGCTGAGTGCCCTGCTTGAACTGAAGGATAAATTTTCAGGTACGGCTAAAAAAGTAAAGAGCTCATTAGGAGATTTAAAAAATCAGGTTGCCGGAGCATCTAATGGGATAAAAGGCGGATTTACAGGAATGTTGGAAAACGTAGGAAATGGAATAATATCACTACAAAAAAAGAGTAAAAGCGTATCTGATAAATTAAAAAACGAATTTAACGGAGTAAGAGGGGCAATGGCAACTGTCGGTGTGGGTATCGGGGCGACTGCGGTAGTTGGAGTTTTAAAATCATCTCTCCAATCTTATGCTGATTTGGAAGACCAGGTAAGAAGAAACAGGGCTATCATGAGTGCTTCAGCAGAGCAGGAAAAACAGCTCATGCAACAGACGAGAGATTTGGGCCGTTCAACAAAATTTACAGCACAGGAAGTGGCAGAAGCACAGATGTATCAGGCAATGGCAGGTATGAAAACAAATGAAGTATTAGAAATGACACCTAAACTTTTAAAAATGTCGATTGCGGCTGGAAGTGATTTTGCCCAGACTTCCGATATAGTTACTGACAACCTGTCAGCTTTCGGTATGTCGATAAGCGAAGTCGACAGACTTATGGATGTAATGGTTGCAACAAGTAACAACGCAAATACTAACGTGCAGATGTTAGGGGAAGCGTATAAATATGTTGCAGCAAGTTCAAGGAATTTTGAGAGCTTTGAAAATGTAAATATTTTATTAGGAGTACTCGCGGATAACGGAATTAAGTCAGGACAGGCAGGGCGGAACTTGGCAGCGATTTACAGAAGACTTGCCAATCCATCAAAACAGGTGGCGAACGCTCTGACAGACCTGAACATACAGCTTTATGACCAGCAGGGTAAGTTCAAAGGATTGAAAACGATATCTGATGAGCTGAAAAAAGCTACAGCAAACCTTACTCAGGAAGAAAGAAACAGATACTTGGCAATAATAGCTGGCGGAGAAGGTATGAAAATACTTGATTCCCTTATGGGAACTACTGAAGAAAATTACAACAAAGTTGCCAACGGAGTAAGAAATGCTAAAGGTGCGACAGATAAATTTGCTGATGAAATGAGCAACACGACAGCAAATAAGATTGCACAGTTCAATTCTGCCCTGGATGACCTGAAGATATCAATAGGTGAAGCTTTTGCCCCTATCGCAACAAAATGGATGGAAGACTTCATGAAAAAAATTGAGGAATGGCAGAAGACAGGGGCGTTAGACCCTGATAAACTGAAAGGTACGGCCGACGGCATAGTAAAGGCTGCAGAAATAGGAATGCGTGGCATTGCAGGAGTGAAAGGTGCAACATGGGGGGCTTCACTGGGAACGGCAATTGGAGGACCTGTAGGAGCCGCAGTAGGTGCCGCAATAGGTGGAGCAATAGGTTATTTTACGCCGGATATAGTAAAAAAACTGATAAAACCTAAAGATGAAAAACTGGAAAAGGAAAAACGGGATGCGATAAATAAGGCATTTGATGTTTCTTCAAACACAAACCGGTACATGAAAGGCAGTGGTTACAGTTACATGGGTCACAATGTGGATCTGAGGACAGATGCGGAAAAAAAAGAAGATGCAAGAGTTGCGAGACAGAAAGAATATGCGAGAAAATCATATGAAGCCATGCCGGTAATAACATTGGATACAAGGGCAATACAGCAGATGCTTGGAATATCACAGCAGAATCTGGCTCTTACACAGCAGGATAAGACGGCGCAGTTAACCAGTGCGATTAGTCAGCTTTTATCTAAACAGCAGAACACTAATCCTCTACAGCCACTGGACACTACAGCTATAACCAATGCCCTCAGTACAGGGCTGAGCCCTTTAAACGGTTTACCTAATCTTTTAAATAACAGATTAAATATGATGCAACCACAACAGCTGATACCCCAACCAGTATCTGTAGAGCAAATTATTAATCATGAAGCTAATGCACAAATAGCGGCTCAATTATCAAACATAACTATAAACGATACGGCTAAAATTGAGAGTATAGCTAAGCAGATAGCTGAAAAAGTCAGTCAGAATACATATAACACCATGATGTCGAATTTACGTGCACAGATTCAGGCGTCGCAATAAAACAGGAAAGGAATTTTAAAAGTTATGAGACCGATATTCATGTTGCTGTATGACACGGAGCCATTTATTTTTACAATACCGCCGCTGGATTTTAAAATTACAGGCAGTCAAAACAGCGAGGTTGTAAAGATTTTAGATGTGGGGGAAGTAGCATTGATAGGGGAAAAGAATATAAAAAAAGTAAGCTTTTCCACATTTTTACCCGCCAAAAAATCTAAGTTTTACAACATGTTATTCAACCGGCACTCCCCCATGAGCGGTATAAAGAAACTGGAGAAGTATAAGGATAATAAAGAGGTTCTGACCTTAATAGTTCCTAACTACAGCATCTATTTTAAATGCCATATCGAACAGCTGGATTATGAAATAAAGGAAAGAACGGGAGATGTTGATATTTCCCTCAGTCTGATAGAGGCAAGGAAGCAGACAAGGTTAATCGATGATGTTAATGAGCTTTACGAGAGGCATACCGGGAGAACTTCGCCGATTAAAGAGTATCAGCTGGAAGAGAGGTTCGAAAATATTAAGTCCGGCTTGAAGAATAAAATAAAAGAAAAAATTGACAGCCTGATAAATTCTAAAAAATAAAAAGGATTGGGAAAAATGCTGAAGATAGTTGTTAATAACAAAGAACATATTAAAAAGTTTGAAAGAATAACTTGGAAAGGCGGAATAAACGGCACTTCGCGGACATTGGAAGTGAGATATTTAGATGACAACACAATTGCTAAGCTGGGTGATAAGGTAGAATTTTACGTTGATGATGATAAACTGTTTATTGGTAAAGTTTTTTCTGTGGAAGTGACCGGGCAGAGTCAAATCAAAACTTTCAGCTGTTTTGACAACTCCATATACCTGAATAAAAACTATTTTGTGAAAAACTTTAATAAGAAAAAACCATCGCAGATATTAAAGGAGATCTGCGGAGAGCTGAAACTGGAAGTGGGAAATTTACCGAAGGATATAGTTGACTGCACATATCCCGCAGTTAACCGTAGCGGGTATCAGATAATTTTAAATGCTTATACGATACAGCACAGGAAGGATAAAAAAATATACTCGATTGTCAGCAATGATGGGAAAATAGAAGTGATAGAACAGGGAGCGATGGCCGATGTGCTGTTACATTCCGAACAGGATATAAAAAGCTCAAAGTATGGTGAAGACATCGAGAAAATGGTGAACCAGATTGTCATATACAAAACTGAAAAAGAAAAGCAGCAGATAGTGGATAAGGTGGAAAATAAAGAAGACAAGGAGAAGTACGGTTTATTTCAGAAAGTGATGCAGTACGACAAGGACAGGGATAACATCAATAATGCTAAAGAGATGCTGAAAAGTGTTGAAAAAACAGGGAATATAACCTGTCTCGGTAATGTTCTGATTCAGAGCGGTTATTCAATAGGGATACATGAGCCGCATACAAACCTTGTCGGCAGTTTTTTAGTAAAAAATGACACGCATATTTGGGAAAATGATGTGTATTACTGTGATGTGGAGCTGGCTTTTGAGAATGTGATGGATAAAACTGAATTTGAGGACAAGCCGAAATCCAAGAAATCTAAAAGCAAGAAAAGTAAGAAAACGAAAAAAGAAAAAGCAGGAAAAAAGGCAGGTGGTAAATAGTGAGCATGTTTGAAATACTTAACGATATGATTGACACTGGAGTGCAACAGCAGGCGAACAACTTTATAAGAGCCAGTGTCACCAGTCCGGCGCCTGAACTGAAAATAAAATTCGATAATGTGGAAGTACCTTCGGAGCAGATATACTGCTCTAATTTTTTATTACCGAATTACCACAGACTTTATAAGATAGACGGTGTGATTGACGAGATAACTATTGATGCATCTACCCAGACAGAAACTGCTAACGGACCCGCTCCGCATACTCACGGGCATTCCACAGTTAAAGGTTCGGGAACATATAAAAGCCACAAGGATATATGGTTTGAGGATACTTTAAAAGTCGGGGATGAGGTACTGGTACTGATATTAGGCATACACTATGTGGTAGTCAGTAAAATAGTAAAAATGCCTAGCAACGCAATAGAGGGAGTGTGATTATGGACTTTGAAACGTTGTTTTTAAAACAGGACGGGAAAAAAGAAAAAAAGGAATTACCTCTGTTTAAAGAATATGCAATTAATTTTGATACGCTGGAACCTTTGAAAAACGGGGATAACCTTGTTGAATTAAACGGAAATGAAGCACTCAAGGTATGGATATTCAAGGCACTTAAAACTAAAAGGAACTTTTACGGGATACACTCCGACAGCTATGGAAATAACTTGGATGATCATATCGGTACGATTTATCAGGAAAGCGTGAAAAATGCCCTGATTATCTCAGAAATCAAAGATTGCCTGCTGGTCAATCCATATATTTTGGACTGCTATAATTTTGATTTGAGCTACAACAGCGATGACAATCACTTGGAAGTATCTTTTAACATATCTACTGTTTATGGAGAGAGCGAGGTGAACTACATTGAATAAAATAGAAGCCAGAAATACTTTTTTAGCCAACCTGGAAAATAATTTTTCGAAAATAGAAGGGTCTTTTAATTTCGACATAGCGAGTGCTTACGGAATAGAAGCGGAGAGCATATATAAGTCACTGGAATACTGGGTCAATCAGACTTTCATTGATACGGCGACAGAAGACGAATTTATAGATTATCATGCAATGCTCTTTGGGGTAACGAGAAAGCAAGGAACTAAGGCAAGAGGAGAAATAACGATAATCGGGAAAGCTGACACTACAATAACTGCAGGAGCGATAGTCCTAAAAACGGACAGCACAAAATATAAGCTGATCTATGACACGACTATAGCTTTTAACGGAAAAGCAGTTGCAGAAGTGGAGTGCTTGCAGATAGGAGAGGTTGGGAACTGTGCCATAGGTGAGATAGTGAACTTTGAAATAACTAATGCTGACATCTTCACAGTGACTAACGAAAAAGCTTTTACAAACGGCTATGAAAAAGAGCCTAACGACAGCCTGATATTAAGGGCGAAGGAAAGGATATTAAAACCCGCACATAGCGGTAATATCTACGACTATGAAAAATGGGCAAAGGAAATAGACGGAGTGGGTAAAGTGTTAATTGAACCGCTGTGGAACGGGAACGGAACGGTAAGAATCAGAATCTCGAACTACAACAATACTTTAGCCGATAACGAGCTGATACAGAAAGTGAAAAGAAGGATAGAACAGATTGACGGAAGACCGATTGGAGCAGATGTTACTGTGACAAGTTTTGACGGCAAAAATGTAGCCATATCTGTGAGTGTTATTTTAAGTCCGGGAACAAAATTAAATACCGTAACGGATTTAATCAGCTCGAAAATAAAGCAGATGATAAAGGATAATTCGGCATTATATACTTTGAATAATAAGGAAGTTCTGTCAATTAACAGAGTTGAAAAAATAGTTTTATCCATTAACGGAGTTGAGGACTGTAAGGTGCTGATAAATAATGACAGCAGAAATATAACTGTAGACAGCAATGAAATATTAATAGTGACTGGGGTTGTTATTAATGAACAGTAAAATAAAAGTAATTTCTAAAGTTGCAAGGAACAGTCTGCAGGTTGACTTGATAAAAAGTTTAATAATAGAGGCTCAAAAAATAAAAAACGATATTGAGAAATACAGGGAGTTTATATTTTTAAACTTTTTTAATGAGGAGCAGATACTGAAATACGAAAAATTCATGAACCTGGAAACAGATTTAAGTTTGAGCCTGCAGGACAGAAGGGAGAGAATTCTGTTCCGCCTGCTGTCAAAACGGATATTTTCCTCGGATAACTTAAAAGAACAGGCCAGAATATTTACAAACGGGGAAATTGAAGTGACTGAAGTATTTAATGAGTATTATTTTATCATAAAATTTACAAGTATTTACGGGATACCGCCCAATTTAAATAACTTTATTAATTTTATCGAGCTGAATAAACCTGCCCATTTAGGATATAGGATAGTCTACAGCTACATGACTTGGGATGAATTTGACAGATATAACAAGACATGGGACGCTTGGGACAGTTTAAATCTGACATGGGAAGAGAGAGAGAAATATAAGGAATAGGAGGTAAAAAATGCCAGCACAGAAAAAAACAACACTGGGCCTTAATCAATGGATAGGAAGTGAATATCCAAAACGGATAGATTTTGTTGAGGACAACAAAATAATAAATGATGAACTTGAAAATAGAGTAAAATACACAGACCTTGCGGAAGAAAATAGGGCAGGGATAATAACATATGCAAAGATTAAAGAGATAGCACCAAAACCAGATTTGTCGCCATATATTCCTTTTGACAAAGGGTATAGAAACAATAATAGAAATGACTGGGTAGTAAGAACTAATGGAACAGATACATGGATTTCTAATCATGTATATATGTACAGTTCTGCTGGGACATATACAGGAGGATTTCATACAAATGGGGGTAGGGCTTATTACAGGGTTCCTGGCAGAAATAACGATCAGTGGTGTGAAATAATGGATCATATAGACATGGCTGTACGGGATAACAGAATGAACGGGATGGATGCTGACAGGGTAGATTTGAGAGGGCATATTAACAGACTATGGACTGCAAGAGATACAGATACAGTTTTAAATATTAGATTAGCAGGGTATATTCAGGCAGAAGTGCAGAGAAATGAAATGCGTGAGCGTAATGGCTATGTTGTTACTGGTGGAATTAACGATGACAGAAACTACACGCTAGACTATCTACAATTCAGGGCGTTACAGATGTACAGAGCTGGAAACTGGGTAAATGTACCGTTCGTATAAAAAAAGGAGGCAAAATGAAATTTGAAGTTAACGAAGTCAAAATAATTGAAGAGGAAGACGGATTTAAGTATTACGGTATCTTTGATAAAGATAATAAGGACTGGTATGAAGAGTTAAAGAAGTTTGATAAAGATACATTGAAAGTCATGTATAACAAAGATACACATCTAGTGTTAAGTACAAATAAAGATGCATCAATGATAGCTCCAACAATGGCGGGAGACGTCGTTGAAGAAATACCTTTTCAAACTTTTGAAATTGCTCCTGATAACTATTTTGTTGATGGTAAAATTGTAAAATTAAAGGAATGCGAGATAATAAAAGATGGAAAGATAGTATTTGACAGGGATAAGCGAATAGAAGAAATAAAAAAAGAACTCTATGAGTTGAGATTGGAATATGACTTAGCCCCGTTTGAATTTGAAGTAGGTGGCGTCAAATATCTGCAGAACAACAGGAGTATAGACCAGTCCAACTTAACTAGAATTGTTGTCATGTGTCAGGCCATGAAAAAAACAGAATTTGAGAACTGGAAATTCTATACAAAAGATAACAGTGAGAAATATGTTAATTTAACATTGCAGGATATGATGAAAATGGCAAATATAATGCAGTTGCATACTACGAAAGCTATGACAACTGAGACATTACTATCGCATAATCTGGAAAATTTAACTGACAAAGAGCTTAAGGGGTATGATGCAAAAGATAGATACGAAAAGGCTTATAAAAATATGTAAGGAGGTATTTATGCTTGAAAAAGATAAGCTATATATCAGTTTTCACAGACCAAAAAGCATAATGGGATTTTTAATATCTGCATGGACACTTGGAAAATACTCACACTGTGAGTTTATCTATAATAATCAAGTTTTTCTTTCAAATCCAGGTGGAGTTAGAAAAAGACCTTTTAAATATCAG